CAAAGGAGCCAACAATGAGTGCAATTCGAGTTATCAAAGGTGTGTATCGCAACAAACCCGTTCGCAATATCGCTTTCAATCTTGTGTCCGGTTATCAGACGGGCGCCAAAGGTAATTTTGTGACAGTAGAAAACAATGGGACCTTTCCTGATTGTCCCGACACCATCCGTATCAAAGTCAACAACATCAAAGACATCGAGTATGTCAATGGAGAAGCAGTGAGTAATGACAACACCGTGGCCTTTGTTGCCGCACAAACTGAAACTGAAACTGAAGATCAAATTATGACTCGCATCCGCGAGCGTTTTGACATTCTTAACGACATGACCAAAGCCTGTGTCAACGGTGACATCCGTGCCATGATTGTGTCGGGTCCTCCCGGAGTGGGCAAGAGCTTTGGCGTCGAGCGTGAGATCGAAAAGGCCACACTGTTTGACAAATTGGCAGGCAAGCGCCTTCGTGCCGAAGTTGTGAAAGGTAGTGCAACACCTATTGGTTTGTATCAGACACTGTACAAGTATTCAGATGCCAATTGTGTGTTGGTGTTTGATGACTGTGACAGTATTTTGCTGGACGACGTGGCCCTGAACTTGTTGAAGGGTGCCCTGGACTCAGGTAAGAAACGTACTATTTCGTGGTTGTCAGAGTCAAGTGCTTTGCGCCGAGAAGGCATTCCTGATCGTTTCGAGTTCAAGGGTTCGGTAATTTTTATCACCAACTTGAAGTTTGACACAATGAAATCGCAAAAATTGCGTGATCACTTGGATGCACTGCAATCGCGCTGTCACTACCTGGATTTGACACTTGACACCATGCGTGACAAGGTGTTGCGTATCAAGCAGATTGCCAAGGACGGCGTGCTGTTTTCAGACTATGATTTTGAGCCTGTAGTACAGGACGAGATTGTGGAGTTCATGGAAGCAAATCAGAATCGCCTGCGTGAGATGAGCTTGCGTATGGCCCTGAAGATTGCAGACTTGCGCAAGAGCTTTGCAGGCAACTGGAAGCGCATGGCTGAGACCACATGTATGAAGAGTGCCTAACATGGCTTGGCTTCTTGTGCTACTGTAAATATTTTTAGGGCACATTGGCTTTGCATTCTTGTTGGCATTCTTTATTTTGATACTTGATTAAGATTTACCCCGGAGATTGGTTGGCTCCGCTCCGGGTTTTTACACAGGCTCTTCGGAACCTGTTTTTTTGACTTTACTTGTTAAATACTATATAATTAAACATGATTGTTAAACATATTACCTGTATTGATCATCCATTTTTGCCATTGACGCAAGCTCATAGTCTACTAGATCAATACACAGCTGTCGACGATGTTGTCATACTTTTAGATCATCTTTGGGAACCTCAGTTATCAACCGCTTTAATAAAGACTTTTGTTGCGGTCATTAAGGAAAAACGTCCTTGGAAAATATTGCTGATAGCAAATTCATGGGAAAAACCCAATGCAGGATTTATACAAGAAACAAGAGTCGACGATGTGTTGTATGTTGACTTTTTTTTGTATCGGGTGTTTAAAGAAATTGTAGTGCATAAAAAAAGTGCATTTAGACAAGTAGGCAATTCATCAATATTTGATAGACAAAAATTTTTATTTTTAACTGGAAAAGCGGCTAGGGTTAATCGCGTAGGACTACTAAAAAAATTTGCAGATGCTGGATTAATGACTCATGCAGAATGGTCTTTTCATCATTACGAATTAAATAAAAAATATAATCGATTGGTCAAAAATCAACTACCAGAATTAACTGATGAAGAATTTGAAGAATTTGTAAAAACATGGTCGCGTAATCCAGACAACATTGACATTGCTCTAGCGCCCGATGGATCTGGTTATGAGTACAATGGTATTCCGTATGATGTTGGTCTTTATATGCAGACTGACTTTTCAGTAATAAGTGAAACCAGTTTTTGCCAGACTGACAACCCGTGGATAACCGAAAAAGTATGGATTCCAATACTTAACAAGCATCCATTTATCATAGCAGGGGATACAAACACCTTACAAAAATTAGAACAAATGGGATTTGAAACCTTTAGAAATTTTTTAAAAATACCCGACTATGATCAAATTGCAGATACTGCCGATCGATTAACAGCAGTTGTAGAAAATACCCAATATTTTTTAGACAACATAAAGAAAAATTCTGTATTGATAACCCAAGATGTGAACTGGAATTTTTCAAGACTCAATGCATTGTATCTTCAAAATAACGAACGCATTTTAAATTTTATGTATACTCATGAGCTGACAGAATTGACAATTGATAATATAGTTTCTACGGGCGGGCGAATGGAAAGTTATAATAATAAAAAAGAACAAGATCGCATCTTTGCTACATTTTACAATAATGTCAAAGATTCTGCCTGGCCAGATGCAAAATCGATTGATGAGTTTTATAAACTGTCAGAACATATACAACATGAATGTATTGATACTTTTGGTCTTGTACTACCTACAAAATGAAAAAAGCCAGAATAATAATTCGAGACGAAATAAACATTAAGATTGAAGGCCTGGACCTGGATGCTCGCAAGGTCTTGGTCACGGCGTTCAAATACGAAAACCCTGCCGCACGTTATTTGCCAGCAGTACGCTTGGGACGCTGGGACGGCAAGGTAGCGTACTTCCAACTGGGTGGATCAACTTATGTGAATCTGTTGCCAGAGATCATGCCTATTCTGGAACGGTTTGACTATGATATTGAACTGGATGATCAGCGAGACTATTCAACCATATTTAACTTTGAATCAGTCACTGAAGCAAGTTTTGCACATGTGAAATGGCCTAAGACCCATCCTGCCGCAGGTGAACCCATCATATTGCGTGATTATCAAGTGGAGATCATCAACAACTTCTTGGCCAATCCACAGTGCATACAGGAAGTGGCCACTGGTGCAGGCAAGACCATAATGACAGCAGCCTTGAGCAATGCTGTTGCACCATATGGACGTAGCATTGTGATTGTGCCCAACAAAAGTCTTGTGACACAAACCGAAGCAGATTATATCAACATGCAACAAGACGTTGGTGTGTACTTTGGTGACAGAAAAGAATATGGACGCCAACACACCATATGCACATGGCAGAGCCTAAATAACTTATTGAAGAACAGCAAGGCCGGCATAGGTGACTGCACCATAGGTGAGTTTCTGGAAGATGTTGTGTGTGTTATTGTGGATGAAGTACACATGGCCAAAGCAGATGCACTCAAAACTTTGTTAACAGGCGTGATGGCGCGAGTGCCAATTCGCTGGGGATTGACTGGAACTGTGCCCAAAGAAAAGTTTGAAAGTCAAGCACTGCTTGTGAGTCTTGGTCCGGTGATTGGCCGGCTCAGTGCCAGCGAACTGCAACAACAAGGCGTGCTGGCCAACTGTCATGTTAACATTGTGCAGTTGATTGATCATGTAGAGTACAAGGACTATCAAAGCGAACTCAAATACCTGCTGGAAGAGTCCGGACGCTTGGACACCATGGCTGACTTGATAAATCGAGTAAATGAAACAGGCAACACACTAGTGCTGGTTGACCGGACCGAATGTGGTAGACAACTGGTAGAACGCCTGGGTGACCGTGCAGTGTTTGTATCGGGAGCAACCAAAACAAAAAATAGACAAGCAGAATACGACGAAGTGGCTGACGCAACAGACAAAATCATTGTGGCCACATATGGTGTGGCTGCTGTGGGTATCAATATTCCTCGAATTTTTAATTTAGTTCTTGTGGAACCCGGAAAGAGTTTTGTGCGGGTGATTCAGTCAATCGGTCGTGGCATACGCAAAGCCGAAGACAAAGACCATGTTCAAATCTGGGACTTGACCAGCACCTGTAAATTTGCCAAGCGTCATTTGACCAAACGCAAACAGTTTTACAAAGAAGCCAACTATCCTTTTACACAAGAAAAACTGGATTGGATGAAATTAGGATGAGTTTAGATTTTATGAAAGACGACGGGGTATTCATGCCCATGCTCAATGACACTGGACGAAATATTTTTTATAAAGCTGCAATTGAAGCAGCAGTTCCAGGAAAAACAGTATGCGATATTGGCGCAGGCACAGGATTTTTAAGTGTGCTGGCAGCACATGCTGGAGCAAAGCATGTGATTGCAGTTGAAAGAGATTTGCAAAGATATCAGTATGCCAAATCAATCATTGAAAAATTGCAACTGACTGATCGTATTGAATTGGTGCACGGGGACTTTCTTGACCTTGACATCCGAGCAGAGGTATACGTGTCAGAAACCATCAACACACAAATATTTGGCGAAGATATGATAAAATTATCCAACCATGCACAACGGCACGGCGGCGAATTTATACCTGGTCAGTTTAAAATTCACGCAGAAGTATATCAAATGCATCCAATATTTGTTGTTGACCAATCGGGGTCAGAAGCATTTGAATATCAACCTGACATTGACGTTGATCCTGCCTTTGCCAACATCATTGATACTGATTTTCAGCAACAGTACAGTCTGGCTGACACACGTTACCGGGCCAATCAACTCAATAGATTGTTTACAATGTTGCCACAGTTTACTGATCTAAAACTGACAAAATATCACCAAACTCAACCCATCACTATTGATTTAAATCAGTTAAACACTGAGTCGGACATCACTGTCACTATTCCCTTCAATGACGTTAAAAAATTCCAACAAAGCATGTATGTGGTGTTGTTTTGGCAAGCCAAATACGGCGAGATAATAATGGATTGTAGAGATGTTTGGTTTGGCAATATTGGCAAACACATCATGGGAGCTACTACCGACATTGTAGTCCGGTATGATCCTCAGATACGCAACTGGCGGTTGACTTATTGATGCAAACCCTGTAAACTAAACACATGCGAATTTTAACCTTAGACAACATTCATTACGACCTAGATCATTTGCCTGAAGAAGTGGATGACATGAGATTTGCCATACTTGACAACTCAAATCCCCAAGAGCCAGATTATCATTTTATCCCACTGATCTTTTTGGAAAGTTTTAATGCACCTGCATTAGTATTGCGTATTGGAACCAACACTATAAAAATGCCCATGGACTGGCAAATACTCATAGGTGAACCCGAAGTGGGCGATTTGGAAGTGTTGCCATTGACATCCATAAATGATCGTGGATTTAAAGTATTTCAGTTCAACCCACTCACCAGTTTCCGCCCAAGTTTTCCGGACATTGAAATACTAGATGTGTATCACGAAGTGTCGTGGTATGCACCCAAACTAAAGAATGGCCAATTACTTTCAGTGCCACTCAACGATGACCCAGATCCAGACTGTGTGTACTTTGTGAAAGACATCAGTCGCAACTGTGAGATAGTAGACTACAACAAGGCTTGGTAACATGGCATATACCGAACCACAAATATTTGAAATGATCAATCGCTTGGCCAAGATTTACTTGGAAAGTTACCCAGAAGATCAGGAAGGTCTTGAACGATTCCTGCGCTGGGCACATGCACAATATGGCTACAAGTATGGGAACTCTTAAACCCGGCGCCACCTACATTTATGAACGTGTGGGCAATGAAGTGTATGCACGTGAAGCAGGTGCCGATCCCAGCACTAGAGAACTCATGGGCTATGGGTACGATCCGGTGAATGGTCACCAAGTCGATTATGACAAACGCACCAGTGATGGTAGATCCTTGGTTGATCATATGCGTGAAGATAAAATGTGGGGCGATATACGGCGACTAGCAAAAACCAATCCCACTTTACAAGATGCTGTGGACCGTGTTATAATGGTATACAAGTTGATCAAGGTAGACAAGTGAGCGACAAACTAAACATTGCCAATGAGATGCGACAACTAGATCGCAAGAACAGAGACTTTTACAGCGAACTCACAGATGAGGAACGCAAGAAGTTCTCCAACTATCTCATGATTCGTTGGGCGTCATGTGTGGAAGGCTCAAGAGAACTGCAAGAGTTTTATTTGATTGCCACCAACGAGCGATTGAACAAACACTTTTTCAACATCAGCCGACACCCTGAACTGCAATGGCTGTGTGCTACCACTGTGAGTCCAGACATGGGCACACCCAGACACAACTGGATCTCGCCCAAGAAGAAAGAAACAGGTGCCGGAGCAAGTGCCGTCAAAAAGCAACTGGCAGAGTTGTTTCCCACATACAAAGAAGATGAAATAGCCATGCTGGCCTCAATGACCACAAAGAAAGAACTTGATCAACACATCCGAGACCATGGCCGAGACACTAAGTGAACTAACCTGCGGCTACTGCAAGAAAACATTTCGACGAGCAGAAAGTCTTGTGGTTCACATGTGTGAGCCCAAACGGCGCAGATCAGAACGGTCGGAGCGCGGTGTTGAACTGGGCTTTCAATCTTACTTGCGGTTCTATGAGATTGCACAAGGATCGGCCAGACTCAAAACATTTGATGACTTTGCAGACTCACCTTATTATCGAGCATTTGTAAAGTTTGGCAGATACTGCTATCACACACGAGCAATCAATCCTGCACAGTTCACAACCTGGTTGTTGAAGCACAACAAAAAAATTGACAACTGGGGATCGGATAAAATCTATACCGAATACTTGTTGGACTACTTGAAAGTAGAAGCAGTGGCAGACGCACTTGCACGAGCAGTGGAGTTTGGTATAGACTGGAGTGAGAAATACTCAGCACCACCACATGATTGCCTGCGCTATGGCAGCACACATGCCATGTGTTATGCCGTCACAACCGGACGCATCAGTCCCTGGGTGATATACAACTCAGAATCAGGACAAAAGTTCCTAGGCGAACTCACAGCAGACCAAGTGAGCATGATATGGCCCTACATAGACTCAGACACATGGCAAAAGCGATTCTCAGACTATGCTGCAGACGCTGAGTACGCAAAACTAATATTGAAACAAGCAGGATGGTAACATGATCAAATCAATAATGAGCATGGGCAAGCACGTGATAGTGGGTAGTGGCAACAGTGCCAGCAACTACATCAATACCGGTGCTGGCATGATGGGTGTGGGCGACCTACGATTCAACACCAGCACTCAACAAATTGAATTCTACAACGGTCAGACCTGGCAAATATTTATTATGGCACAGGCCACTGTGGGACTCACTGGCACAGCCGAATTAGCCATTGACTGGGCACTAAATAAAATGGAACAAGAAAAAGAAGTACGGCGCATGGCCGAACAGTATCCTGCTGTGGCCGACGCATTAGGTGCGGTTTGTGAGGCCGAACAACAATTGAAAACTGTTGTGGCGCTGTGCAGAACATGATGTACAAAAAATAGCCTATATGAAAGTAGTATTATAAAAAGATTATTTACTTTTGGTTGTAGTTTTACCAGTTACTCTTGGAGTACCTGGGCAGACATTCTTGGCACCACAGCTGAAGAATTTCAAAACTGGGGCATGTCGGGCACAGGCAATCAATTCATCCTGGCCAGCATAACAGAATGTCATCAACGAAATCAATTTTGTCCAGACGACACAGTGATAGTGTGTTGGACCAACGTCATGAGAGATGATCGATACACATCACAGTGGTGTACTAGGGGCAACATCTATACCCATCCCAAGTATGATCCTGCCTGGGTACGTCAATGGATAACCGAACGTGGATGTCTCATACGAGATCTAGCAGTATTGTCAGCGGTGACTCATATATTAAAATATCATAAAGTAAACTGGCATTTTTTAAGCATGGTGCCATTTGACCAGGCTGACCAATATCGTGCCACCCCAAATACCAATCAAGATTTATTATCTTTGTATCGAGAATACCTGTCAGAAATAAAACCCAGTTTTTGGGAAACGTTGTTTGATCGAGTGCCACTGTCATTTGATGCACATCCCAGTCCTGCAGATCATTTGCGATACCTAGATCGAACACTTCCAGAATTTGGCATACCCTATTCAACAAGATTGAAAATTCAACAAGAAGATGCTGTAATAAGATCACCAGGCTACAAAAGATCCGACACTCCAATTACACCACTGATACATCGAGCATGATACACATTGATTTTCAAGGCGGTGCGCACGGTAATTATTTAGAGTTTGTGTGTAACAAAATTGCAGGAATAACTGTAGGAACACCATTTAATGCACATGGTGCATCGCATGCAAAAGTCTATACCGGAAACAAAGTATTTTATGCTGACCATTATTCTTTTTGGCCTAAGCCATTGATGTTTAACAAAGTAATTGATATACATATTGATACAGATGATTTGCTACAACTTCAACAAATCAGTTTGCTCAGAGCAGGAGATTTTGGGTATGATAACAATCAACTAGAAATCAATACCTATAACAAACTTAATAATATACACTATAAATGGGTATTAGAAAATATTGTACAAAATTTTTTCACCAATCAAATTCAAAACAGTTACAATGCAGTAAAAGATCCATCTTGGCCAATGATTGCTACATTAGATGAATTCAACGATTTGCCAGCAGAAATCAAACAAGAATGCTTAGAGCAACACAAATTAGAGTTGTTTGAGTTATCATCTGAGCGACCCAACTGCCCAAGATCTATCCTTAAGGAATTTTTTCAGATTGGATTTTTACATCCAGAGCAACACGGATTTATTGTTAGACAACAGCAAACAAAATATGATTCAACCAAACAAGTGTATCAGTGGCCGTTTCAATGTTTTTACGATATGACAGAGTTTTTGCAAGAAATCAAAAAGGTTGCTGAGTGGGCAGAAATATCATATACTTGTCAGGATGATATTGAGGAATTGCACAACGATTTTTTGAAAAGACAACCGTATAAAAACTCTAAAATCAAATGCAACACAATTATTAAAGAGATACAAAGTAACACAACGCCAAATCTTGACAATGTAAATTTAATTGAAGAAGCATATATCAACACCAAACTAGGTTGGAATTATTTTGCATGAGTGATAAATTTTCAGTATATCAGCATTGGGATCCATTAAAAATATGTGTGGTAGGACGCAGTTATCCTCCTGAATTTTATTCATGGATCACGATTTCTCATGTGAGAAGTTTGTTTGAAAAAATTGCAATCGAAACTGAAGAAGATTATCAGGCCATTATACGCAAACTTAACGAATTTGGTGTCGAAGTGTTGCGGCCCAATTTGCCAGCCAATGCATTTATCAACGGGAAATATTTTCCGCCACCTATGACTCCTAGAGATTATATGATAATGATTGGGGAAACATTTTACAAAGGGTACGAGTTAAACTTTGAAAATTTTTATGCAAAAGTAAAAGCTGAGGGGTGGCCACAGTGCAATTCTTCTGAAGAGTTTTTGACATTACCAGCCCATATACAAAATGAATGTAATGATCTGCACAATTGGTCTCAGTTGCGCGATTTTTATTCAAGTTATAATCACATATTTGATCGTATTGCACACCAAGGAAATACAATTAAAACAAATTCTATTTCCCAGGCACCTGGTGCGTATATTACCAGAGTTGGACAAGATTTGTATTTTGGCACAAATTCATACTATCAAAATCAAATTGAATATCGAAATCAGATTAATACTGAATTTGTCAATACACGTAATCACATTGTGAACACAGGAGGACACAGTGATGGAGTCTATTGTCCAGTATGCCCTGGTCTAATCATTAGTCTTAGAGATGTTCCAACTTATGCAACTACTTTTCCTGATTGGGAAGTGGTATATCTTCCTAGGCAGGGTTGGAATCAATTACATCCTTTTCTGTCATTAAAACAAAAAAACAAAGGTAAATGGTGGATACCAGGATTCGAACATGATCAAGCAGTGATTGACACAGTTGAAACTTGGTTAGGACATTGGGTTGGATATGTTGAAGAAACAGTGTTTGATGTCAACATGTTGATCATAGATCCAAAAAATGTCATAGTGTTTAATTATAATAAACAAGTATTTGATGCATTAGATCGTTACGGCATTACTCCGCACATTATACCGTTTAGGCACAGATATTTTTGGGATGGTGGCATACATTGTGTAACCAGTGATTTGCACAGAGAAGGAACCATACAAGACTATTTCCCAGAAAGAAAAAATTGAAACAAGCTGACATTGACATCGACGTTCCGGATCGTGCCCGGATATTGGAACTAATCCAGCACACACCTGCCAGGCAAATTGTGGACGGCAAACCTCGTAAACACAACTCTGGTATCTACATCACAGACATTCCGCAGGATCCCGAACACGGCTGTGCAGCCATTGATTACGAGACTGCGGAACATCGTGGCTACTTTAAAATTGACTTGTTGAACATGAGCGTGTATCAGTTGATCCAAGATCCTGCACACTACGAAGCCATGTTGTCAGCAACACCTCCATGGTCTCGACTATGGACAGACAGACCCTGGGCCTCTCAGTTGGTTCACGTGGGCAACTACGTGGATTTGATGGTGGCAATGCAACCTGACTCGATACCCAGGATGGCTGCTTTTATTAGTATTATTAGACCAGGCAAAGCACACCTACAGCGCAAGCCCTGGGATCAAGTGTTTGCTAGCGTGTGGGATGGAGATGAATTGCGTGGATATACGTTTAAAAAGTCACACGCTGTGAGTTATGCAGCCTTGGTAGCCCTGCACATGAACTTACTCAATACGACGAACTAGTGTAATTGATTTGCGTTTGCTCTTTTTGCGAGCAATGTCTATTAGGCTGCACACAGGCCCGTGCAATATTTCCAGATCTTTGTTTGAAAATGTACGCAAAGTAAAACGAAATTGATCCCAGTCCCCACGCAGGAATATGTTGATGGGTATGCTCCTATTGCTTTCCCACCACCAGGTATTGGCCAGTTCTAAGAATTCCAGTTTGTGTTGTTGTGAGAGCACAGCACCAAAGTCGTAGATGGTTGTGACAGCATCGTCTCTGTTTTGAACTATTCCAATATACTCATTGCTGGCGTACACGCAAAGAGTTATAAAGGGGTATTTTTCCGCCAGTTTTTCAAAGATGTTATTACCCATAAATACGTTTTGAGGATCCTATGTATTCAACCACCATTTACTTATATCAACAAATCATTCGGGT